AGTATACCTCTTTTCATGTCTGCAACTGACAAAGGAAAGGCTCCTCTCGTCCAGCAAGGCACCCTACTTCCGCTGCCCCCAACTCATGAAGGAAGTGACAGAGCGCCCCGTGCACCTAACCGATCTGGTAATGGTGGCAGGGAATGCGGTCACAACCGGACAAATAAGGGATCAGGTGGAAAGGGAGGATGGAATGCCCGGCAAAAGGGACGACGTGATCGTTCAAAACCGATAGAGCTCGATTTCGCTAAGACGCTCGATGAACTTGACGGTTTGAATGATACCCTACGCGAGCAGGGAAAAGAGCTCGAGGAGGAGAAAGAAAGAGCAACTAACGCGGTCAAATTGGCGGATCAATTGACTGTCTGGCGGGAGGCCGGAGAAGCTGCGCACGACAAGCAGCTTCGCGAGTGCTCAATGGACTGGAAATTCGAGTGGGAACACGTCTCAGCAATGGACGGCCTGCTTCTCGCAATTCCTGAGGCATTAGGTCTACTATCTTGTATCTTGGTGTGTGTTGTCTGGAAATGGATACCATACTTGGCTTGGCAGATAGTTTGTCTCTGGTTTTACGCGATGTGGACTGTGGTGGCTTACTACCCTTGGTTTGGGGTGGCCACGTTCTTCACACTCGTGGTGTTCTGGTTCTTTGTTCCGTACCGCTGGTCAATTCCGCGGCGTTACATTTTAATTCGCAAGTGCGTATCCGCGTGGTGGAATGGTGAGTTCGTATTTCGCTACTCGGCCAGGATAGTGCGGTGCATTGGGCTCACAGATGTCACACGCCGCGACTTGCGTCCGGATTCGTTGAAGTTGCTTGACCTGAAGCATCTCGATCCGAGGTTGGCCCTGATTGAATACTCTGACATGTTCAATGTCAAACAGTACACTCGCGTTATTTCAACGGAGGTGGTAGCTCAAATTGCCACATCTCAGACTTTGAATTATCTGGATTCAACTGAGATTGTGCGTGCGCGCACGCATTCAGTCGCTGCTAAGGTCATGACAATTAATCTTGACCGATATTCGTTTTTCGGAAATAACCAGGTCGTTTCCGATACGTCCGATGCGGTGGTTGCCTATTACCAATCAATCAAGGCACGCCGCAGCCTGGAAACACCGTTTTTCTAGGCGCGCCAGCTTCTAGCGCGCGGTTGGTTGCGTATGGCTATCGCTTAGGCGAAGTCCCTTTGGACCCAATCCCACAAGTTAAAAATGGAACTAAATTTGGACGGTTCCGCGAGTGGGATAAAACAATTCGACCTATTGTTATGGGAAGTTTGGGTTGCCACACGCAGGGAGTATGTTTACCACACCCGGATCCCGCTGATCCTCCAACCTTAGAAGCTGGCGTTCGAAAGAGGTTCGCATTCAAGCCTCCGGATGCGGATCTACAGAAGCTAGAGAGGCTTAGGAGCTTTGTTCGTGGCTGGCTCCGAAAACACCTTACTCCGCTCGATCCACATGCAGACACTTCGGTGGAAGGTTGGTTGGCAAAGTGCCCCTACCCTGCATGGCGTAAGGACGAGTTAATGCGCAAACATCTTGCCGCTGTTCTCATGACCACAGATGGACAAACTTCGAACTGTTCTAAAATGTTTCGTTGCAAGTCTTTCATGAAGGATGAGACCTACTTGAAATACAAGCATGCTCGGGCTATTAATAGTCGAACTGACGAGTTTAAAACCTTTGTCGGCCCTATTTTTAAACTGATCGAAGAGCAGTTATTCAAACTTGATTGGTTCATCAAGAAGGTTCCAGTGGCTGATCGCCCCCAGTTTATCAAAGATAGGATTTTTAAACTCGGCGCCAAGTATTTCGCAACCGATTTTACCTCTTTTGAAGCACTTTTCACTGCAGAGCTTATGGATGCTTGTGAAATGGAGCTGTACAGGTACATGGTTAGTGACTTGCCTGGTGGTCAGGAGTTCCTTGAATTGTTAGAGGCTGCGTTGTTGCAGGAGAATGAGTGTGTATTCAAGTTCTTTACGGTCTGGATCCGTGCCACGCGGATGAGTGGAGAAATGTGCACAAGCCTTGGAAACGGGTTCTCAAATCTGATGTTCTTTTTGTTTTTATGTTCAGAATTGGGATCCGAAGCCATTGGTGTTGTAGAAGGTGATGATGGTCTTTTCGCCGTCACAGGACAGCCCCCAACTAGCGATGACTTTAAGAGTCTTGGTTTGGTGATTAAGATGGAAGAGCACACGGACTTGTGCACTGCATCGTTTTGTGGTCTTATCTTTGATGAAGAGGACTGCATCAATGTCACTGACCCCCGTGAAGAGCTCGCTACCTTTGGCTGGTGTCCTGCCCGGTACGCCCGGTCCCGCACAAAGATCCAATTGATGATGCTTCGGTGCAAGGCATTATCGATGGCTCACCAATATCCAGGTTGCCCGATCCTCAGCGCGTTAGCACAGTATGGTCTTAGAGTGACGCGCGAAGTGAGGTTTTATATGAGAGGTTTCATGGAAAAACAAGGTTCACACTTGTCCACCTGGGAAAGGGAGCAAGTGTTAGCCGCTCTCCGTGATGAGGCGAAAGTGGAGATCCGCATCCCGCCGATGCGCACTCGCTTGCTCGTTGAACGACAGTTTGGCGTCACCATTGCGGAACAGCTGGCTATTGAGTCCAAGCTTGATTCTATGACTAAACTCGAGCCATTCACATTCGACCTTGATTGGCCCGAGCCTTGGTGTGACTACTTTGATCGGTATGTCAGCCCTGACCAAGGTTCTCAGCCTTCGTTGAAGATTGGTGCTGTGCCAATCAGATTCACTTAGGCGGTGGCAGTGTCCGAAGCGCAAGTTCGGT